CAACAATTCTCATATCTCGTTCTTGCCAGACACCGTCTTTCTTGACTTCTAAAACTGTGCCTTTGCGGTATTCTTTTTTATTTAACATTTAACTCGGAACCTTGATTCCAGCCCCCATGTCCTCTATTTGAAGAACCTGACCGTCTACGACTTCGTGTTCTTGTGATAATTCCCACCACCACCAAACCCGCCGATTCCCGACAGTTGCCTCATCGGTTGTCAAAACCATGTATTTGGCCTTTGAGCCTGAAGGGGGAATCTTACCACCTGAAGCAGAAACCTGAATCGTTTTCAGATAAGCAACGGCGTCGTTTACGGTTTTGGTTAAAGTCGGAAAGTCACTCGTGCTTCTGTTTAACTGAACCCCGCCTGATACATAACCATTGCCTGGAGCGATTTCAGTCAGGTCGCTCATTTTGGTTGTCGCCTTAGTCGGCGCTCCGGTTACAAGTGCGGCGTATAACTTCGTCGGAGCAGTCGCCCCTCTGAGAACGATGTCCAAAAGGTCGTTCATTCCCTGAATTGTCATTCCGTCCATAATAAATCTCCTATATTTTTAATCCTGTTTTTCCACGTATGAATTTGGTCAACGGCACGCCCATCGCTTTAGCCAGAGTGTGTCCGTCCATTTCAATCACGATGTTAGCTGTCTGCGCACCTGCGACGACTTGTTCTCCGGCGTGGGCCATCGCGTAAGGCCCACTATTAAGGCCGTATAAAATAGTATCTTCTATAATCGGCCCGCCTGTTTGGTAAGAAGGTAAGGGAGAGCCGGTCATTAAACTCTCAAAAACCTCTTTACCCTCTTCTTCTCCCATATGACTGGTAAGAGATTCGTAAGTCTGTTGAACAACCTCAGGGACATCTACCTGTAAATCCGGTCGCTTGATTTGAGCAAAGTATGAATTAATGTCCTGGACGAATTGCCACGTTGAAGTTTTAGCGCCTTCCAGATAGCCGTTTAATTCACTTAAAAGTCCCTGGTAATATTTTTTAGAATCTTCAAAAGCCTCTTTGTTAGCCTTCTTCTCGTAGATGATTCTCGTTGCTGTTGCAATCCATTCTGCGGTCGCCGCCTCTTCTTTGGCCTTGCGTTCAATTTCAATTTGATTCAGCTTTTCCTGATGAGCCTCGTCGAGCGCAATCTTCTCCTCTTCTAATGTGTCATCGATTCGCTTCAGTTCGCCAGTGTAATAGTTTTCCATTTCGAGAGAGGCGATAGCATTGTTTCGTTCGAGTAAGAGTTGTCGCTCTCTTTGCTGGTCGGTTAGGTTTCCGAGTTCTCTCTCCAAGCGAAGCCTGTCATCCTCTGTCAAGTCTTCAGCCAATAGTTGGGTTTCAAGTTTGTCAATTCGAGATTGCTCTTCTGCCGCTCTGCGGGCTTCCTTGCGTGCGTCAATTTCAGCCAGTTCTACGTTAGTTTCGTTTACGATTGCGGCGACCGTCGGGTCGATAGCGGCCAATTCTGCGAGCATGACCTCATCAATAATCCGCATTCTTTCGTATGCTTTATCCGAGTAAAAGTCTAATCGAGATTGAGCGGCGTCTCGGTCGGCGTCAGCGGCGGCTTTTAATTTAGCCACCTCGTCATCATAAACTTCCTTCGCCAGTTGCATTTTGCTCTTGCCATAATCTTCGTCAAACTGCTCTCTTTCACCATATTCGGCCTTAATTGAGGCCATCTTATCGTTGTAGTATTGCCGCTCACGGGCTTCCTGTGCGTCAAGGTTGGCATTAGCAGTTAAAAGAGCCGCCTCAGCGGAGGCCTCCCATTGACTGAAAGCAGATTTGGCCGAAGCAACAAACCCGCCCATACTATCCCGAACAGAAGTGTCAAACTTCCTTAAATCACTCTCTGTACCTCTAATCATCGCCGAGAATGCTAACACCACTCCGGATATAGCGGCGGCAAGGATAAAAAGGGGAGAACTTAAAAGAACGCTGTTCATTACTCCTAATACCGCTGAGAACCCCCTGACAAGCGTTGGAAGGGAGATAAGAAGCGGTCCGATTGCGGTAAGACCAGCAAACACGCCCTCCAATGGTTCAAGCACTGACCCCAATTGTAAGGATAATTTCTGCCAAGCGTCTTTGACTTTATCGATAATCCCAACAGAAGTCGCGGCCACATCGGCATAATCTTTCGTGATTCCGGTTGAGGTCGACAGCTCCTGTGAGTAGTAGTCAATCTGGTCTTGGCTGATTCCGAGAACCTCATTCAAAGTTTTACCTTCCCGTGAGGCTTCGGAGATTGCGGTTCTGAATGTTCTTGTCGCCGCCGAGCCTGATACCCCCTTGCTTTCCAGCGCGGCAAGAATCGAAACCATATCGTCTAATGTCAAACCCAAATCCGCACCGTTGGCCGCCACATAGGTCATGACTGAACCGAATTCGCTCAAATCAACCGTAGTGTTTTTGGTTAGCCATGTCAGAGAATCAAGCTCCCGTGCTGTTTGCGGGAGCTCCTGCCCAAACACCCTGAAAGCAGGAATCAGAATCTCACCTACTGCCTCGGAGCTCATCCCGATTGCAGTTCCAAGGTCAGAGAACGCATTGCCTATGTTTTGTAATTCAGAGGTGTTTTTAACTCCGGCCCTCGATAAAAGGTCAAACGTATTGAGAACGTCTTGCAATGGGAATGTTGTATTGGCGGTCGCAATAGCAAGGTCGCGCATTTCTTTCGTGGACACACCGAGAGTCATCGCCGTCTGCCCAAGTTGGGCGTTTAGTTTGCGCGCGTCGTCAGTTAATTTAAGCCCAGCCGCACCAACAGCAGTTAAAGCGGCCCCAACATCCCGAAGTTCTTTTTTGTGCTTCTCGAGATAATTGGAAGTCGACTTGACAACGCCCTCTATTCCCTTAAGAGATTTCTCAACCTCTCCCGCGCCTTTTAAGACTATGTCGCCAAATAACTCAAATAATTTCATTTTCTGCTTGCCCTTTTACTGATGTCCATCGCCCGCTTAATAATGTCCTCAACCGGTTCAAGTGATTTCTTGCGTTTCTCGAGCCCGATTTTATCCAAGTAGTCGACAAACGAGCCGCCCTTGAACTGCCAGCCGATAAACGCCTGTTCAATCAATCTGTCTTTAGCTTCCTGTTTTCGTTTCTTAAGAATTAGTTTAATAATCTCGTTAAAACGCCTGACGGGTAATTTCTTAATCTCATCATCAGTCCAGCCGTATCTTTGGCTTATGAGGTCGCAGGCTTCGGGAAGATTGACTTTAGGCGTTCGAAAAAATCCCGCCCGCCCTCGGAAGTAAAAACCGCTTCCAAGGTGTCGGCTAATTTGTTTAGCGGAAGTTTTCTGAACTCATCGGGAGTGGTTTCGTAGATCCCAGCCAGCCAGTCGATTATCTGGGAGAAATCAGCCGCTTCAAGAATTGTAAACGCTACTTCGCCAGGCGAAACACCGACGCGGAGGTTGCCCAGCGCGTCGGATATTCCGGACGATTGAATGATTCGGGTTAAGCCTTCAACATCGCCAATGTTTAATTCTCTCATTACGAACCCACCGCCACTTCAGTTATAGTCCAGGGCACTTCGTCAACATCGTCAGCAAAGGCTTCGAAGGTGATTTCGAGAACGGCCTCGTCTTTGTCATTGAAGGTAAATTTCAGCCCCTCGGTCGAAAGGGCATTTTCTAACGTGATTACAATCCCGCCCCCACCGGATTTCTCGCCAACAAAGGTTACATTGTCGAGGTAGTCTGATTCTTTGATTTGCCCGCCGGTAACGACACCGGCCGCAAGCTCAGAGCCTGCTAAAGCCAACTGAATATTCTCGGCGGTAACTTCAACGAGTTTCACCGTCAGTTTGGCCGATCCGCCGATGATTCGCTGACAGCCTTTTCGTTTGTACCTTTCTCCGTCGGCGGTCATGTTGCGGATTTCTTCGACGATTTCACAAGAGTTCCCACCGCGTGACGCACCAAGCAAATCACCCGGATTGGAAAAATCGACATAATTCTTATAAACCGCCCCAGCGTCCATTAAGTAATTCTGACAAGTTGTTTCTGTTATTCCGTGCATAATATTCTCCTATATTTTATTTTGAGCCCTTAAAGTATTTTATGGTTTTTCTTATTTTCACATATTCCCCTCCCGGGCAAGGATAGCCTCAGCCTCGCTTGATTTATAGGCCCGGAGGTCGAAGTTAAGAACGTAATGATAAATCCCGGGCTCATCCGGTATAAATGATTCTGAAAATAAATACAATCTGCAAAAGCAAACATCATCAGTCGATAATTTAGTCATGTTCAGGGTTTCAACGACATCGTCCCTGATTTCAAGTGTTTCAAGTGCGGATTTTGATTTATCCCAAATATGGATTTCCAATCTCCCGATTGTGAAAGGGAATTCTAGCTGTTCTAAAGACAAACGCTGAACGATATACGGAGTGGGAGCGTCGTCGGGAGCGTTGTTCAGATAAACGTTATAATTTAATAACTGAAAGACCTCGTTATAAATCGACTTCATTTTATTTCCTTTGCCATGATATTGATAAACTCGTCTTTAAAGTCATCCATCCCTCTTTTAAGCCAGGGCCTGGCCTCGACCTTTGACGTTCCGAATTCCAGTTCTTTCCCATAGGGCACATTAGTTCCGATTCTGGCTTTATAATCTTCAACGTCGGTTTCGATGTTTTTAGCCAAGTGCCCGGTATCGATTGCCGGATAGTCGCCCGGAGCCGACGCCGTATGAGGTGAATCTCTTTTTACCCATTGGCCGTTAACGCTCCGCCATGTGTAGGTTTTACCCTTCCGGGAAGCCGCCATCTCTTCCGTGATGTTCACCTTCAAAGCGCCAACAGCGGCGGCTAATCTTTCGGTTGAGATGGTTTTTAGCTTTTGGATAACGTCGTCTGTATATAAGTTTAATGTAATGGGTTCAGTCATTTATTTAAGCCCCTATATTTCAATCCTGTGAAGCCCTGTAATCGATATTTAGCTACCTTCTTCATATTCACTGTCATAACGTGCTAATACGATAGTTTCGTTGTCTAAAAACTGACCGGTTTCGACGAGTTCATAAATCCGGTCTTTCCAGATGATTCGATGTTTTGCGAGTTCCAAATCTACCCACCCTCGGAATAAGAAACTATCGGTAACCTCGGTGTGTTTCTGCATGTAAATTAAACGGGTTTCAACATCCAATGAAATCCTTCTTGACCATCTTTCTTCAAGGTCATTCCATACGATCGTTTCCCCGAATGCGTCGAGAAAGACTTGCTTCTCCTGAATCATGACACGGTCTTTTAATTCGTTTATCATAAAATCCTCTGACGGAGAGATGACAGTTTAGATTTAATTTCCATTGGCAAATCAAGCCCTAAATCAAATTGCATTGACCCCACTCCCTGAATCGCCTGAGATTGAACGCCTGATTTATTCTCATACCACATGGCGATTGTTTGAAGGATAGCAAGTTTGGCAGTGGCCGGAGGTTCTGTGAATCCAGCGTTGTAGGTGACTTTGATTTCGGATTTACTTGGCCAGTAATAGTATAAAGTTCCCTTGCGTTGAACCCAGCTATCATTTTCCTCTCCGTTGATTGTTAACTTATCAACCGAGTTCACCGGTAATCTGTAAAGATACAGCGCCGGAGTGTTGTTTCCGACGTGAGTTTCGGTGGTATCTCTTGCCGTCCAGAAAGTCGAGCAATAATCTTCTGTTTTACTTATCGCGGCGGCTATGTAGATTTCGAGTAAATCGTCGTCGTGATCGCCGTCTACTCTGAGATAATTCTTTACGGTCGTTAAATCCACTTTCACTCTCCTTGTTTTCAGGTTGTGAGGTCATCTTGTTTTCACGGTTATTTAGCATATTCCACTCCAAAGGCCTCATTATTTTCAAAGCACACAACAGGTCTTCCTGTGAGTTCGTGTATCTTTTTCGCCTGTTTTAAGTTTGACTCGATTAGAAGTCTTGCGTCTGAACGCTTGTAATGATAGGCCTTAAACTCTGACGGGTTATTCCATTTCGTTCGGTCGGCCATGATTAGGTTGCCGTAAGATATCCCCATGCGCTCAAGCCACTCTTCTGTAATCTCCCGATGTTCTTCTCTCCGCCATGTAATAAGAGTTCCGATGTTCTTAGGTCGGAGTTTCAAGGGCACGGTTCTCAGCCAGTTTTCGTATTCGGTTCCGTAATCTCTGTTTCCGTTCCAGCCCTCCGGCCAGTCGGGGCATAAAACCCCGTCGATATCCATCATGGTCTGAGGGAGATAAACGGCGTCGCCGTGCGTCCATTCGTAAGAACGTGCACCTGTCAAGTCGTCGCCGTAGAAGTCAATTAGCTGGCTGCCTCTTTTGGTAGCGTAAACGGTAGCTGTCAAGAGTTCCCCCTTGACATGTCCTTTGATTTGTTCGAGTGCGTCTTTCATCGCACTTCCGGTTGCGCAGATGTCATCTACCAACAAAATCTTGTCAATATCCCTTTCCGCCCGGTGCTTGATTCCAGATTGATAATTGATTCCAGCACAAAACGAAGTAAGGTCGGTCATCGGGATGTTTCTGTAAATTGAGATTAGATAGGCTACTGGTATCCCGTCTCTCGGTATCCCGATTACAAGGTCGACATCATGCGGGATTTTCGGAAGTAATTTGTGAATAACGTCATAATTTAATTGTGATAGCGGGAAGTAGGTTTTAATTGGGCCGGTTCTTTTAAATCGTAATGGCCTGCGGGTGTGTTTTAAATCCTCCTTTGAATACAGCCTCAAAAACCTTCTATATTCTTCAGGGCGGTCAAAATCCGTCGTCTCGTCTAATATCGGCGTGAAGTGTAAAAATACATCCCCGCTGAAGTTACGGGTTCGAGGGCTCAAAGGTTGGCCGCTTATGTATCTCAAAAGGAATTGAGCAAGGGAGTTTTTAACCTTCCCTTGTTCATGTAAATCTCGGAGTTCTTTGGCTTTTTCGATTAACCAGTCGTTTGTCTTGACTGCAAATATTTCACTCGAGCTTTTAATTTGCCCAGGTGTCATGCGCCCGTAGAATTGCACCTCGGCGGTATCATTGATAATTGTATTAATTGCCGTGTCGGTGTAATAGCAATCGCCGAATAAATAGACCGCCGGCGACAGTTCCCTTGCGCCGTAGATTCTATCGATTGAATATTGGTTCTCGTCAAGGTTTACAAATTCCTTAACACCTAAATCGCCGTATTGATTCTCCTCACGGACGGTTAAATAAATATCTTTTGCGCCATGTTCTTTTAGCTGACGAATGGTCCTCTTAAGTAAGGGCTCGCCGTGAACCATTACCATCTGTTTTGGTATGTTAAGGTAATTTTTCCATCTCTTGCACTGGCCAGCGGCCATGATTACAACTCTCATTTATTCCTCAAGAAGAGGGGGGCGGTTAAGCCCCCCTTTAGTCTTAGCTACCGTAGCCCTCAAAAGTGCCACAAACAAATGCCTGCGGTCGGGTGATTGCAAGGGCGTAGCGAAGTTCAGCCTGAACCAACACGAGGTTCCTCTTCGCGTAATCGTCATGCTGTTCATAAACTTTTACACCTATGCCTTCTTTATTGTAGATGGTTGCGCCCATGCGGAACGCACCGACAATAAACGCACCGGGTGCAAGGTTATCGCTTACCACAACCGGGAGCCTCCAGAGCCTTTCAACTCCGCCATCGTTCACGTTAATCCAGACATATCGTTTGTCTGAGCCTTTTGCGAGCTCAATGGCCGCCCAGTCGAAGGGGTTGATGACAATTCCGGAAGCGGGGTAGCGGGCTTCTCTTGCCTGGTAGATGGCCGCCCTCAGGTGGTCGATTCGGGTTGCGTCGGTCACACCCAACTCGTCTATCAGGTCTTCATCGTAAGGCGTGGCGGCGTTGCAGATTTTACCAACAATATCCACGTCTTTCTTCAGAAGCGCACCGTAGACCAATTTGGAGTCGATTTCCTGCCTGAGAATGTTACTATCGCTCAGTGCCTCGGTAGTTACGGATACGTTGTGAGCGATTTTCTCGACGGTCGTAGATTTGGGAACGAATTTCAGGGTCGATTCAGGTTTGGTTTTTGCGTTGCCTTGAGCAGACTCACCAACAACGGCGGCGGCGTTGACAAAGGTTTCCTCAACCCAGTAAACCGCGTTTGAGGTGGTTGTAACCGAGGGGATAAGGTTTTCCATTACCAGGCTGATTTCAGGCTCTCCTACGACACCGGGAATGTATTCAGGTATAACAGGGATTCCATAAGTAGCGTCGGTCAGCCGGGTAGAGATGATGTCTTTAACCTCGATGTCGAAGCTCTTTTTGCCTGCCTTGTATTCAGGAGAATCGATTATGTGGTCGGCTAAAGACTTCCTGGCTTCCACATTGGGGGTAACATCCGCCGAGATTTTATTCACCTGGACGTGAAGCTCATCAAGTTTGGCCTTAAAAGTGGTAATAGCTTCTTGGGTTGCTTTGTCGGTTTCGCCGAATTGCTTCAACTCGGCTTCTTGTTTGGCCTGCCAGTCGACAAGCTGGTCGGCCAGTTCTTCAATTTTCTTTTCCATATTTAGCTCCTTAATGTTTTTAATATTTCATCAATGCGTCTGTTTAACTTCTTTTCGTTGACGAGGTCGGTCAATGAAACGGAGTGCGGTTGCGGCTCCGGCGGAGTGTCGTCTGACGGCTCCAGAAGTTCGGTCAACGCAGTAATGGCAGATTTTACTTTTGATATGTCGTAGATTTGGGATTTGTCGATTTCGTCTAACTTCTCGGTCAGGTTCTTGGCAGATAAGATTATGGCTTCAAGATTGGCCGGGAAGACCACAGGAGAAACGTCATATAATTTAATCTCCTTCAAATGCCGGATGTCGCCAACCATTTCAGATTTAATCGTTTCGTATCCGATGGACATCTTTTTAATAACACCGGCTTTGACGAGTCTTAGGACTTCATCGGCCCTTTGAACACCCTTGACCAATCGAATCTTAGTAAATAAACCTCGTTCGTCTTCAAACAGTTCGGGCTTTCCAATCGGCTCGTTGATATTGTGGTTGAACAAAGACACAATGTTGTCGTTCTCCTGAATGGTTTTCCGGAACGCCCCTTTGATGACTATATCACCGTAAGCGTCCGGGTGTTCTGAGAACGTTGCGCCATATCCTTCGATTATGCCTTCCTCTTCGTCGTAGTCCTTGACCTCGAAATCGAATGTTTTCCTTTCCATAGTTTTCATTGCTTTCTCCTTAATCCCAGTAATAATGGTCGATGCACCGGCAGTTTATAATATTTTCCGGCCCGCCCGACGGATCGCCGACATGATCCATTCCGTTCGGGTAGGGTTGGTCGATGGGGATATGCTGGTAATGAGAGTCGGAATCTAATATAGCATGTTCCTCTCTCACCCTTCCGTCACGTGCGCTCATCCACGCTTTGTATCTTGCCCCTTGCGCCTGAGCCGCCACAAATTGACCTTTCCCTGCGGCGGTTGATGTTTCCGTTCGGGCTACCCGTTCCGCAAAGAACAGAGCATTATCGGAATAAAATTTACTGATTGATTTTGTGATACTTGAAATGGTGTTTTCCTGCTCGAGAGCTTTAGCGATTAAATCCCTCATTTCACCCTTCTGGGTTTCCAAGATTGTGAGAACGCTTTCGGCGGCGTGGTTTTTTATCCAGTTCATCAAGACCCGTGAAAACAGTGAAGGTAAATCCTTCGATTTGGGCTTGGTTGAGAAATCCTCAATAACCGCCATCATCGAAGCGGTCAAAGTTTCCTCGAAGTTGTCTTTCAGGCCGTCGATTATAATATCCGCACTTCGTTCGTTGATTTTGCCTTTCAGGGATTTGGATATTTTCTTTCCCATCTCGAGGTAGAGAGATTCGAACCGTGTCGTTAAGACTTGGAACCACGCCTCACGTTGAATGTCTATCCGTTTCCACTCCTGATACTTTTGTTCTTCGGTTAATGACTTGAAGGATTTCTCTCTTGTTACTCGGACGGGCTGAGCCGAGAACGGTAAATACCCAACGTCCCAGTTATCAAACTCTTCAAAGCCCATCTCTAATTTATCATTGATTTGTTCAAAGGGAACGCCCATATTCCATAAGGTTTGGGCCTGGGTGACTTTCTGGCCAAAGTCTTCTCTTAGTGCGGCCACGTTTGAGGTATCATAGGTTATTTCAATATCTCCGTAAAGAGGTGCTACCTTCAAATTTAAAGTAGCCTTGATGTCATCTAAAATCGGAATGACCGCGTCTTCGTATAAAGACTTCCGCGCTTCTTTGACGTTGTTATAAGACGAGTGTTGCCTGAGCCCTAACCACCAAGGGTCAATTCCTATCGCGGCGGCGATTTGCATAATTAGTTGTAATTCACTTTGGTTGTAGTCTAATTCTACCGGAGTGGTCGAAGTGTCGATAAAGTCCAAGTCGTTCGGGAGAAGCCACGGCTCTCCTCGTTTGGATTTTGAATAAAATAATTCTTTAATTCTTTGGAATGTTTTATCCGCAAGCTCGGGGCTCATCAATTCTTTGGGCTTGAATATTCCGGTCTTTGCGCCCCTGTTCTGAAGAGTGACCTTCCGGGTGTCCACGCTTTCATTGTAAGTGTCGATTACCCTGCCGGCGACCTCGACGGCCCCCATTCCGATGTATAGGTTACCGGGATCGAATTGCTTGAAATGGATAAACGCCTCCGGCGGAAGGGTTTGTTTCCTGCCGTTGATGTTAAATTCGTATCCGTCAATCCACTTCGTTCTGTCTTTTGAGGGAATGGGTGCGATTTGATGTGGGAGCTCAATCCAGTATTCCTGAGGGATCATCTGGGAATCTCTTATAGGCCTTAAATAAGAGTTCCCGATTAACGCCAGGTGGCCGATTAGAAATTCCATATTATCCTGGCCGGAGAATTCGGGGTTGGGTTTTGCCCACGTCTTTGTAAAGTGATGTTCGGGGTCAACCTCGCCGTTTTTAATCACCACCCACGGAATCCCTGAGCCGGTTTGTACCAGAGCCCGGATTCCACGGTAAACAGGGATTGCGGCTTTATACCCCTCTGCGATGACGGAGGCGAAGGATACTTTGTTATAAACCGGTTGGCCAGGTGTCGCCATGAGGGAATAAACCGCCCTCAAAACTTCCTCCGCCCCTGGTTCGATAATTACTGATTTTCTAAATATATTCTGAATCCGTGTTTTTAATCCCATACCTCACCTAAAATATAAATATCTCACTTCGTTGCTTGAATCCCGAAACGGCATATCTTCTTGAGTCCATCCCGTGAGAGAAGGTGTGATTTGTTTTATCCGTTAGCTTGCCGTCCTTATCTGGAATGTATCTGAAGTTTCTTTGCTCTTTTATACAGTTTAAAGAATCTTTTGTCCAGTGTTGGTTATATTGCCTGATAAGTTGCCGGCCATGTTCAACGCTCCCCTGGCCCTTGGGAGCGGGTTTGACGTTAAATCCAAAACTTCTTAACTCGTCAATTGATTTCGGCTCAGCTGAATCGGCAAAGATTTCGTCGTAGTTTCTTTTTACGTTGAGCCCATCCATTCGCTTTGCAATCATCGGGTTGGTTAAACCTGCCTCGTATATCAACTCCTGGGAGTATAAATTGTCTCCGATAATTATATGTTTCGTTAACGCCGTCGGGTCGATTGAATACCCATAATCCAATCCGTAAAAATAATCCCCTTCTGGGAGTTCGTCGACTAATTCAAATGTCGGATAAACGAGCCCCTCAATCTTTCCGATTTTCCCGAGTCCGTAGACGTTCCACCAGTTAGGGTCTTTCTTTCCAGTTGACTTGATGTTCTCAATCACTCGGGGGTGAACGACGTGGAGGGCGTCTTTGAATGTCGAGTGAATATAAACCCCGTCGCCTTGATACTGATCGTGATACCAAAATTCGCTGACAGGATTCCAGTCAACGATAGTTAAAAGTTCAGTCCGAGTGTCGAGTTCCCTGAAGGCGTCGATTGAAACATTGTTGCCTTCATTTAAGAATAAAATCTGTCTCCGCGCGCCTCTTAATTTTGAAGAATTATCTGCCGAGAAGAATTCAATTTGTGATTTGCCGAAGTCGTAGATTAAGTCCGTTCTGTTAAACTTATCCTCTTGGTATGAATCCCCGAGTATGTTTATAAAGTCTCTCAAACAGCCTCTTTTCAGGTGAGGCACTGTTTCTGATACGATACTGATTAACAAAGGATTTTTAGAGTAAATTGCTTTCAGAATAAGGAATTGTAATACCGAGAACGTTTTTGAACTGGCAGTGCCACCCTCTAACCAAATGTGCCTTTCGTGTCGGGCTTTTAAGATATCCTTGAAGACCCTTGTTGTTACGAAGTTCATTCATTCATCAACTCGCCCAAAAGGTCTTGTGCTTCTTTATCTATTACTCTTACAACAGGGGCTTGAAGCTTCTCTCCCCCTGAAGTGATGTCGTGTTTATCTTTGCGGCCGAAGTGTTCATACTGGGTTCGTTCCAGCCACCACGCCGCCGCTTGCCATGTGTCTATTGCGGCTTTTTGGATAACAGCGACGTTCCTTGCGACTGCTTGAGCTTCAGCCTTTTTAATGGCTTGCATAAACTGAAAGTAAACTCCCGATTGTCTTTCCTCTCCCCACTCTATCCAGTTATAATAAGTTCTTTCAGAAATACCAACAGCTAAACAGGCATGGCGGGCATAATTACCAGCCTGAATGTATTTTACTATTTCTGCTTGAAGCTCTGGGGTTAGTTTGGTTTTTTGCCCTATTTTTTTAGCCATTTAATTTAACTGCCTTTTTACCTGTAAAATCTTCCCATCTCTTTATGATTACATCACAGTAATGTTCATCAATCTCCATCATCCTACATTTACGTGATAGCTTCTCACAGGCTATGAGTGTGGAGCCGGAGCCACCGAAGAGGTCGAGGCAAATATCGTTAACCAGCGTGCTGTTTAGCAAGGCATTTTCTATTAAGGCAACTGGCTTCATGGTAGGGTGTAAATCCGACTTCTGTGGCTTGGCGACATCCCAAGTCGAAAATACAAAGCTACCATTACCATAAAAATTATGAGTATCAACCCAGCCGAACAATATAGGCTCGTGTTTATAGTTATAATCAGTTCTGCCCAGTACGTGGTTGTTTTTAACCCAGATAAGCATGTGCCTTAATTTCAATCCCGCCCGCATCATCATCATCATCATCATCAGCAGTAAATCGCCACCTTGAGGAGCGGTAATATAATAGCTTGATTT